GAGTTTTCCCTGTTTCTTCGTCTTCGTAGTCAATTTCTTCGGTTGCAAATGAATGTTTGTATTTATAAGGCGAATCAAGAACTTCGTTGAGAAGATGTTTCAATAAAATCATACTTATAAATATAAAGGCCATTTGAATATCAAACGGCCCGCGTACTAACGCAAATTGTCTCGAATCTTATCGACGATGCAAGTGACGCATTCTAACTCCAATGTGCCATCCAATCGTCGGATAGCTATAATAATATATAGGATGGTCGTGAACCACAATCACTTGTGGGGGTGGGCATTGAACTATACGGTGGCGTGGTTCGGATGGTACAACCATGCAACCACCGAGAGTTAAAGAAAATAATGCAATCGCCACAAATTTTAAATATTTCATATATTACGATTATGACTTTACTAAAAACTAGATGTTCCGTCAATACTATTTTTATGACGGATACGCGATAATCTCGATGTTCTTAGGCCCGAATTTGTCGGGATTCATATTTTCCCACGTAAAACTAATACGGCTATTTTGTATCTGTATCGGGTCTGTTTTTGGGTCAATTGATTTTCTACTGTATGGAAGCAATCTCTGCCCCTTTTCTCCTAGTAATAAATCCCCAGTGACCATGTCTAATTGAAACCCGACCACATCCAACGCTTGCGTAATTATAGTTAATACTTTTCCTAGACTATCTACTTTTTTTGTGCCGCCGAGTTCGGGATGCTTATGGAATTCATTGGATATTCTTTTGCGTTCTGGTTGAGTTATCTTTGATATATCACTGGCTTCTGTGACTATTTCGTTTAATATTTCAGTTAATTTCATATGTTTTGTAAATTATCCCAATCCATTTTTCCACACATTTGGGTCTTTGAGATACGTGTTATAAAATTCAGCATTGCGCCCCAATTCTTTTTTTGTTCCGCCGAATGTACCAAATCTCTTATATTCCCGTTTAGCTTTCGACAAATCTTTGAATACTACGGCTTTTACCATTTCTGGAAATTTTCTAACAGTTCCTAAATTATATGAATAATCTATTAACATTTCCCATTGGTGTTGTGAAAGGTTGGTAGGCAGGCGATTATTTTTTAAATAATTCTCAACTTCCGTTTTTGCTTTTTCTATATCATTTTTCAATAACGCCATGACTTCCTGTTCAGTCAAACCATTTCTGAATTTAGCCATATCGTCTTTTGCGGTTATTTTGTGACCATATCCAATGTCCCAACTTTTTCCACCTTCGACCGCCGGGTGAGGGTACCACTTTCCGTTTTTGAATCCCTTTTTTATATTGTTCTCTACCCGTTTCAAATATTTTATAAAATTCGCAGAGACTTCAAATTTTTTTGCCGTGCTCATTCCCGTGAAATCTGTGTTTTTTGGCACATATGGTTCCATACCTTTAACGTTCTTGTACCCAGCTGGGTCGGCATATGCCACATGTACTGGTGGCGTTAATTCGTGTGCACTGTATGGTGCTTTGTCTGCCGGTGGTTGGTAATCCTCTTGGACTTCGTCTTGGGCCATTTTTATTATATTACTCTCCCGGAGCAAATCTTTAAGTTTAATCATACACTGATATAAATATAACAGAGACCAAGAAAGAGTATATACCCGGTCGTTTTATTTACAATAGCAGAGTAAATAGGCAACGATGATATATTTATATAATATGCCAGACACATCCATAACTTACAACGTTGACCAAGACAGAGTTCGTTGGCCGGGGTCCGGTTCAGCAATCGTAACGGGAAGTACTCCATTTGGATTTTTTGAACTCGACCCGGTGTTTAAAACAGACGCACCGGCAGCGGCCCGCTGGGCGGCTACCCGACTTGGGTACCCAATTACCGACATAGAAATGATTGATTCCAATTTTTATGCATGCTTCGAAGAAGCAATATTCGAATATAGTGCACAGGTGAATCAGTTTAACATTCGAAATAATATTGGGGTTTTGCAAGGAACTTCTGTAAGCACAAACATCACACAGACTAATGTTGTTGGTAGCGGTCTTCCATATATAATAAAGCTTGCACAAGGATACGGCACGGAGTTTGGCGTTGGTGGAACTGTTGACTGGAAAAAAGGAAGCATAAATATATCAGCCGGAACCCAGTCCTACGATTTACAATCTTTGTGGGGAGATGTCAGCGAGAGTTACAACCGCATAGAAATTCGTAGAATATTTCATGATATGCCACCAGCAGCGGCACGCATATACGACCCATTCAGCATGACTGGTATGAGTTACAGCAATGTATTGAATGAAATGGGATTCGCGGGATATTCCCCAGCCACTCAATTTTTGATGACTCCAATATTCGAAGATTTGCTTCGTATGCAAGCTATCGAATTTAATGACATGGTAAGAAAGTCGGGATACGGATTTGAGTTGGTCAACAACAAAATAAAAATTTTCCCAATCCCAACATATTCGATGAAACTATATTTCCAATATTTGATTGGGGCCGAGAGAGATGCTCAAGGCATATCTCCGTCCGGTTCATATTACAATGCATCTGGATCGGCTGTGTCATCGACCGTGATTGGAGATTATAGTAATGTTCCGTACAATGTAATACCGTATGCAAGTATTAATTCCGTGGGTCGCCAATGGATTCGCAAATATTTTCTCGCTCTGTGTAAAGAAGTGTTGGGAAGTATCCGCCAGAAATATCAAACTATTCCAATTCCCGGCGCAGAAGTTACCTTGGACGGCGGAGAATTACGCCAAGAAGCGGCGGCAGAAAAAACCGACTTGATGACACAATTGAGAGAAAATCTCGAAGCGACCAGTCGTAAGGCACAACTCGAAATTCGCGCCGCCGAGGCTCAACAATTGCAAGACACATTGCGCATGGTCCCACTTGGAATTTATATAGGATGAGACCATTTTCATTATTAAACCAAGTGCTGACGAAGAACGAAATCAAGCTACTAGGATTCGTTGGCATAAAAAAGACTCTCAATCCGAGAGATAAATTTACTTCACTTGAACGTAAATATTACGACATGTTGAACGAATTGGGTGTATGTTTTATTACGCAATATCCAATGGGAGGAAGATATTATGACGCATTTCTTCCGGACCAAAATATTTTGTTTGAATTTGATGGAACATTTTGGCATCCGTTAAATGAGGAAGATTGTAAATATCCATTCCAACGAGAAAGTATGAAAGTGGATAAATTGAAAACTAATATGGCCAAGCAGAGTGGCATAAAAATAATAAGAATTAGAGAAGAATCTCCAATAACAACCGACCAAATGAGGAAACTAATATGGGATTAAGAGGACGTTACTTTTCGCAACGAGATTTAAATTTGGTTGGGCAATTCAATGCCGAGCTAATGGGGGATATTATCGAAAACTTGGTCCAGATATTTAAAATCTCCCCAAACGAGACTGCCACGAACATATATGGAGAAACTTCTCAGGCCACCGGCAAATGGTATATGCCGTCGGTTCAAGTTTCTTCATTGATAGAACGTGCAGACATGGAAGCCGAATATGACGATTTCGGACCAAGTCGTTCACAGAATCATATATTTAAATTGCGAGAGAAAATGCTCCGCCAATTGGAATTTTATCCGGAAATTGGAGATATGATATTCTGGAATGATAGATATTACGAAATAGATAATGTTGTACAAGAACAACTTCTGGGTGGACAAGCTGATAAGAGTCACTCTATCGTGTGCAACACTCACTATACCAAGTATACCTCTCTAAACATAATTGAGAGGAACGACTAACTTATGATAAAATTAAAATCCATCGTCGAGCAAATAAAAAATGAGAATATCGACGCATTTAATCAAGACCTTAAATCTCAGATGAAAGGTATGATTAATAAAATTAAACATAGCGATTATGCGGCTGGCGATGAAATTTTTACTGTAACCGGTGCCCCCGTGACGTTTGTATCGGACAGTATACCGGATAGAAAAACCGGAGAACAACGGGCAATAGTAAAAGACCGGGATGGCGCAACATATGGTATATATTTAAAAAGTCTTACACCAGAACAACCAAGTAAAGAAACAGCTCTCGGCTTTATGGCGGGCAAATATAAAAAATATGAAGAGTTCGTAGATGCTGCTGCAAGGCGTGGATATGATGAAAGCGATGGACTGCAACAAATTTGGGATCAAATAAACAACAAATAATTTATGGCATGGCGTGGCCCAACAAATACTCCGGCTAACAACCCGGCACCAAACAACATAAATCATTCCACTGAAATGTCTGGGATGAAGGTGTCGGAGAATCGTGCGATGAATGTCCGGCGAGACAAAGACACGGAGAAAGATTTCTCGGTAAATTTAATAGATATTGACGGCGCAATATTTACTTACCTAGATACAGTAATAAGTCCGACTATAATCGATTCCGGCAGACAGGTTAAGGTGCCAATAAGCTACGCATCGGAGGAACGTTGGAAATCAATAAGAAAAGATGGTGTAATTAGAGATAAGAACGGAAAAATACAATGTCCGGCAATTGCATACAGGCGCACCACGATGCAAAGAAATGATGGATTGATTACATTCAATCGTTATTTACAATACCCAGTGGAGAAAAAGTTTTCGGAAAAAAATCAATATGATAAGTTTTCTGCTATGTCTGGGTTTTCTCCCGTGAAAGAGTTATATTCCGTTGCAATGCCAGACCATGTTATTATAAATTATGATTACATCGTGTGGACGGATTTGGTAGAACAAGGAAATGAAATAATTCAAGCTATTAATTTTTCAACCGAAGACTATTGGGGAGACAAGAAGAGATTCAAGTTTAGAACTTCTATATCCGACTATAATTTTGAAACCTCGTTGGAAGCCGGACAGGACCGCGTAGTAAAAACGACATTTAGTATGATGGTATATGCATATCTATTGCCAAATAGATATGAAAATTATAAGTCCGTTGTTCAGAAGGCATTCACTCCTCGTAAAATCGTATTTGGAACAGAGGCATCTAACATATCCGCCGCCCCGGATAAAGCCGCGAAACCGGACTTATTCTCAGTCAGTACTATGGATATCCAATCTCCCAGAAATGGTACCCCCATTGGGATATCTCCAAACTCAAACCACGCATTTGTGTCGGATTATTCAGCATATGCAAACTCCGCTGCAACGGCCAGTTATCTTAACGCGTCCGGTTCCGTTACATACGGGTCAATCAGTATTAGTAATGCGGGTGCTACGGGTTCATTCAATACAAACGTAGCGTTGAATGTATCTGCCTCTGGTTATATAGATAGCGTCCCTATTTCTTCTGGAAATGCCGGGAAGTGGCTTATCAGTATCAACGATGGTGGTGCGAATTTTAAAACGAGCGAAATGGTCGCAACTTGGAATAACACTTATATTAAATATTATAACACAGAAGTAAGCCAAATCGGCTCAGTTCCTGTATTTTTATCCGCAGACAACACTGGTGGTAATATTAATATACTAGCAAATCCGATAGCGGGCAATTGGACTATTAAACTTATAAGGATGATGGTTTAATTTGACAACGCACGAATTTTGGCCAAAAACATATCAGACAAAAACGCTACGCTTTTTCGATATAAAAACAATTTTAGGATGGGGCGGTATATTTATATAATATAATAAACATCCATGAGTAACGAACTAATCGTCAGAAATGGCCTGATAGTAGAAGGCGACGGAAATATATCCGGAGATTTGAACGTGTCCGGTAATTTGGTTGTTATAGGAACCGCACAATTAACCGCGAGTTTTGCCATATCATCTTCATACGCAGAAACCGCGTCGTATGCTATTACATATTCCGGAACAAGTGGAACCTCCGGCACCAACGGCACGAGCGGAACGAATGGAACGTCCGGAACCAACGGTTCAAGTGGAACCTCGGGTACCGACGGAACGAGCGGAACAAGCGGAACCTCCGGCACGAATGGAACTTCTGGAACGAATGGCTCAAGTGGAACCTCGGGTACAAATGGAACGAGCGGAACCAATGGTTCGAGTGGAACGTCGGGGACGAACGGTTCAAGCGGAACTTCTGGTACAAATGGAA